TCAAGGAGTTGATGGACCACAAGGAGCGCAAGGACTAGGACTAGATGGACCGCAAGGAGATCAAGGACCCATTTTTACATCATCAGAGCAAGGACCTACAGGTGACACGGGTTCTACAGGACCTGTCGGAATGGGTCTAACAGGACCTCCAGGAAATGTACAAGGTCCAACAGGTCCTGGTGGACTGCAAGGAATAACGCAGGATCCTGGACCTCCAGGAGACACAGGTCCAACAGGACCGACAGGTCTGACAGGTCCAATACAAACTACATATTCTTTTTTTTATGGTGGGACAGGTTCATATAATGGCACTACAGAAACACAAATATCTCAAAGACAAGCAGGTAATCCCCAGTCAGGTATATATGCCATTAATTGGACGTTAAATGAGAAAACGACAATATCGGGATCAAAAGGTCCAATTTCTGCGTATATAGAATTTTTTGATGGTGCTACATATACTCCATATATAATCAATGGTCCAACAGGTGGTGCTATAATGGTAAGAACAACAACTCAACCCCTTTCAGGTTCAACTATGTATCATGACTCAACTAGTGTAAATGATTATCTGGATTTAACTGGATATCCAGGTACAACAGGTATATTAATGAATTTATATCAAATTGGATATACGGGAGAAGGACAAACAGATATAGAATATTATAATATGTCGTTACATATGGTGTTATTGGGTCCAACTGGAGCAACAAGTTTGGATAGTGAGTTGCCTTAATAAATATTTTGGAGCTCACTGGCGCCGCATGCAAAGGATGAGCGAGGAAACTCTGTAGCTTTAGCGAAGGAGTTTGATGTAGTATGTGATATATTTATTTCTTTTATATACGTTATTAAAGCATCCCAAAATATACTGAGTTCCACGAAATATCCTAATGTTTCATCCATATCAAACACCACTATTTTAGATGGCGTATTCATCTAAATTATACGTATATTTTTTTATATGACAATATATTCATTGTATTAGACGCCTGTCAAATATTTTTATATCATCAAATATATATATAATGAATACTACAAAAGCCGTTCCATTAAATCATTTATTTGTTAAAAAATTTTATTTAATTCGTAATAAATCCACAGGCAAATCAATCAAAGCCTTATTTTTAGGGAAAAAAGTAGAACACCAGCAAACGAGAACCAAAGGTCTATTAACACCTACTTCCGCGTATTTTGACGATGGTTTCGGTGGTTGGCGCAATTATCCATCAGATGCATATGAATATTTTAATGTAACATCAGAAGAGACTATAGATCTTGAAACAAAATATAAAAAAATACATAAACCTGAAACTGAAGCGGACATTAAGAGTCATTATGCGGAATATGTTGAATCTGATGATAATGTGGGAATTTGCCCCATCTGTATGGAAACATTATGCATATTTAATGCGGATAATTTATATTTTGAACCACCGCATGGACCACCAGTTGAAATAGAAGAATGTGGACATCGATTTCATAGAGATTGTTTAAATTCACATTGTTTAACGCCTCCTAATAAATTAACAAAATGCACATGTCCGTTAGACCGCATAGAATTTAACTTTAAAACAGACCTCATAGATAAATCAGTTATATGTCACAACATAGCAAAATATCGAGCTATGATATCATTAGCTTCCACTGCTAGAGGAAAAAGACGTCATCGAAAAAAGCACACTTCATTAAGACGCAAAACTAGAACGCATAAAAGATCTATGAAAAAAACGAAGCGAACGGGAACAAGACGCAGACGAAGGTAAGATGAGCGAACCAAAGTTTTTTCTATAAAATTATAATATTTACATAGATTAGTAGGGTATGTCATTCAAATTAACCAAGTCGGATTACGTAAAGATACTCAATTATTATGACATAGATATTCCAAAAAATAATACCGACATAAAACTTTCAGCTGAAAAGGTTTTAGCTAACAAATTGTGTTCATGTATTAAAAAAGTAAGTCCTACTAATGAGCCGCGAGCTATTGGCATTTGTACAAAAACTATTTTTAATAATAAAAAACTAACGCGGGGTAAATTTAAATGCATTGGAACAAGGAAAGTCGCATTTATTAAAAACGCCAAAAAAATGAATGGGTTAAAACAAAGTCGCAAACGAATGCATTAACGAATGGGTTTATTTAGACAAATGATTAAGAGCACATAATAAAACCTGTTCTTCTCCTGACAATTTTTGAAATATTTGACATTCATCGAATTTTATTTGAAAGTGTTTATGTGCAAAATTTTTACATAATACAGAAACCCCTATATCGGTGATTAATATGTCGCAAACCACACCACCTTGCGTCAGAATTAAATTATCTGGATCAGTTAAAGGTATCCATCGAATAAATTTGCCATGTTTGATGTCATTGATTTCATCCACATATTTATATAAACGCAACTTTTTCATATAATCTTTTATTATATTCTTAGGTAATTCTAACTCATCTAGTACATCTAATTTAATATCTTCTAATTGTGATGTAGTCATGTTGCATATTTGAGCATTATCTTCATTATCTAATGCTTTTAATAATTTTTCAATATTCATATGAACGTTATTATTATTATATAATTTTTATTTTTATATAATAATATAGTTATATCTTCTACCATGCAGATCCAAATCCACTTCCACCCAATACTTCATTCGCAGCCATTATCATACCTTGTCCCATACCCTCCATTCCAGGAGAAGCAGCACCAGGCATAGAGGTGTTATTATTTTGGTACATGGAATTGTAATCAGGCTGCTGTTGTCCAGCAGATTCAGTAGGTAAAGAACTTATTGATGTGGTTCCTCCTTGCCCCATTCCACTTCCTCCGCCCCCGCTATAAAGTGATACCATTTGCGCATCTTGTCCTTGAGATATGGGTTGTGATACTTTCACATTTCCTGACCCCTTTTTACCCTTTTTCTTTTTATCATTAGAATCACTTTTTCCCTCCCACAACTCAACAACTCGATCAAATAATATACTCACTTTCTCTCCCAACTTTGTTTGTAGACTCAAAGTAATCATCAATACTGCTAAAATGATATAAGTTACACTAAAGTCAGGATATTTTTCACCGCTATAAGTTGGAATATACGTTATTATACGATTAATTAACAATATTCCGATAAACATAACTACAACCTGAATGATAACTTCTGCTAAAAGTTCCATACTACTTTTTTCTTCTTCCGCTTCAGGAACGTATTTTTGCATGACCTTATTTAATATGACTATGGGTGCAAGCGCAATAACAGCATATTGTATTATATTTAACATTTCGGATTTTGATTCATCTTCAAAATTAAATACATGTTTGAAAAAACCCATATTAGATGATATATTTTTTGCCGTTTCGTCCAAACTTTCCATATGTTTTATAAATAGAAATTAAAATAATAAAACTATTAATTAAATGAATGGAATAAAACTTTGCTAAAGAATATTACAATATAAGACTTGAAATGCAAAAAGGTTTAAAAACAAAGTGCGTATAAATTTTATTAATGAGTAGTAGTGCTAGATCAAATGCCGCAGCTAGAAATCGTCGAGCAGGAGGTGCAGATGCTCAGCCTCAAAATGGACCAGGACAACAACGTGCTAACCCTACTCCAGGTCAGCAACAACAACGACCAAATTCATTTCCAGGTCAGCAGCAACAACGACCCAATTCAATGCAAGGTCAGCAGCAGCAACAACAACGACCCAACAACCCAATGCAGGGTCAGCAGCAACACCCACCAGGTATAGTTGTCGGACAACAAAACATTCCTGCAAAAATGACTATAGGAGACGCAATTGGATTAATTACTATCAGATTGGGTCGTGTCGAAAATGCTGTAGCTGATATACAAGCAGATATGCCATCTGTTGACGAAGAAGGCAATTACGTTGAACACAATCCCAACCCAAACGCACGCATCATTGATGAATCAGTATTTAATAGCATTGTTTCAAGAATTGAAAAAATAGAGAATGCGCCAAAATCAAATCCAATAGTTCAAACTACCTTTACATCATCACCTATATATGATAACAAATTTACTCAACTAACTGCACAAATAGATGGTCTTAAGTCAGAAATAGGACAGGTGAAGGATTTAATGTTGCAATTACAATCGTTTACTATGGAAACAAATAAAAAATTAGCCACTATTGCATTTAATGAAGAGGTGAAACTACTATCAATCCAACAAGATAACAATATAAATGCCTCAAATTTCAGTCCAGTTGATCAAATATCTACTGAGAGTGAGGGCGAATTTAATAATTTAATTGAGGTGGTGGGAGGACAAAATGTAGTTGATATGAAAGAACTAATTCAACAAGAATTAGCAACAACCCAATTGAGTGAAAAGGATAATAATAATGCTAATGAAATCGTGATGTCTGCTATGTAATGAGTCTAATATATAAAAATTATATGTATATGTTATACATATGATTTCTACTGCATACAATAATAATAAAAATGCTACAAACCTAATAGATATAAATGATATTCTTACGCATTTATGTAGTATAAAAAACGATAGCATATTACTCGACTATAAATATTTTAAACCATGTGCTCGGGTAGAAAATTACGGAGTAATTTTACAACATATTATTGAGACGATTCAAACTATTTTACATGAAAAGGATACATTTGTTATTCATATAAATCTACAATCTCTTACATTAAGTGATGTAGAAAAACATTATGGTTTTATACAAATAATTTCAGAAACGATGAAAAATACATTTCCTGATAAACTAGAGCAATGTAATATTTATAATGCGCCTTTTATTTTTTCGCAAGTGTATCGTATCATTTATTTATTTATTGATAAAAAAACACAACAAAAAATGAAATTAGTCGAAGGAATCTGGAGGAAAACATAAATGACTACATATAGCAAACATAAAATATATTATATTTGTAAATATATTAAATCGATAATGTCATATACTACTATTATGAAACTATCCATCACAGAAAAATCCAAAAAGGATATTTTTATTTCACTTTTCCAATTATTAAAAAATTGTTCCAGTGTGATTACTATCATATTCAATACAGATCACATTTATGTTCAAGGTATGGACAAAGCACACGTTTGTTTATTTGATATTAAAATTTTTTCATCATGGTTTGATAAATATGAATATAGTTCCGCCGATAAAGATCATATATGTGTAGACACAAACATCTTTCATAATGTTCTCTCTATGAATCAAGAACAACATACTATTTTCATTTATTACGAAGGTGATCCCGATACTATTTGTATAGATTTATTAAATAAAACCACTGAAGGAAAGGGAGACTTTAATAAACATTTTAGAATTCCACTAGTAGAATTAGAAAATAATTTAATGACTATACCAGGCGATACTGAGTATGATGCCGAATTTTCCATTAATTCTAAAAAAATCCAAGAAATATGCTCACAACTGCTCATTTTTGGTGATATCATGC